GCTCCACTCCAAAAGGTACTGGCGAGCCGACGGGTCCTTCTCCTTCCAGGTCTTCGCGTACTTGCCGGTGAAGCCGTCCGGGGCCTCGTCGTCGGCGGTCGGGCCGATCAGCAGCTCTATCGGGCGCTGGTCGGTGTAGTTGCCCAGGTAGAGGTAGCCGTCCAGGACGAAGAACGTCAGCTGCCCGCTCGAGTTCTCGTAGACCTGCTCCACGGTCTGCCAGGTGAGCCCCATGAATCCGGTCAGCATCCCGCTCGAGTAGAACTCGTCCTTCATCCGGTCCGACAGCATCTGGGCGGGCAGGTTGACGGTCGTGCCCTGCCCGGCGGAGGCCCACGCCTCCATCAGCGCGGCCATCGTCACCGAGGTGCAGAACACCTCGGTGGCAGGCACCCGGCCGTGGATCTGCACGATCCGCTTCCAGGAGCGCAGGTCCTCGATGATCTGGAAGGGCGTGGCGTAGGTGATCGTGCCGCCGCCGGTCTGCAGGTTGGTGCCGACCAGGCTCAGGTTCCCCGTCAGGCCTCCCGTGCTGGCCCACTCGGTGTTCTGCAGCCACGGCGCGGCCGGGGTGACGAAGTGCGAGGACGGGAACTTGTAGTCCACGACCGCCTGGACATCCGCGTAACTGTACGTGATCGAGCCGCCCATGGACTGCCAGATGGACCACTCGGCGAAGTTGTCGAAGCGGATGTTCAGGTCGTTGATCTCGCGCAGCACCGCCTGCTCGGCGTTGAGCTGGGCCAGGGTGCCGGGGATGCGCAGCCAGTGCAGCGTGGTCGGCTCGAAGACCTTCTTCTCGCGCAGGTAGATGAAGGCCGCCGACTCCTGCGAGCGGCCGAGGCGGGAGACGATGTGCGCCTCGGAGTTCGGCACGTTCGGGGCGGCGACAGCGCGCGAGCCCTTGACCACGTCCCAGGTCGCCGAGGGGTACGGCCAGGGCGTCTGGTCGAGCCGGTTCAGCATCATCAGGGACTCAGGGACGATGAATTTCTCCACCAATCCCCTCAAAACCACCGGCTCCAGGAGGCTTATGTCTGGGATTGTACTCACCTGTCCCGGTCTGTCCGAATTGCTTCGGATCGTCCTGCACTGGGATCAGCGGCTCCTGAGAGCCCGGCCTGCGGGGGCAGTAGAGCCTCACATCCCTGGCCTAGGCCTGACGACCTGCCCTGCTCTATCGGCCAGCCAGGCAGATGCGAAAGTTCTCAACGGATCTGTAACAGAGGTATGAGAGGAAAACTTAACGACCAGCAGCCAGTGCCATGCCGACTGTGCGGCAGCGAGTTCACGCCAGGACGCAAGACTCAGGAGTTCTGCACAAAGTGCCGCTATACGCCGAAAGCCATGGAGATGAAGGGAGACATGGGCCCGCGCACCTGCACTGGCTGCGGCGGCGTCTACACGCCGCACCGCATGAACCAGAAGAAATGCAGCCAGGACTGCCCAGGCAGGCCAGACGAGGAGCGCATCTGCGCCAATGAGAAATGCCGGGCCTCTTTCGCCATCGCGGCCTACCCGGGGCACGGCCGAGGAGCGCAGCGCTACTGCACGCCGAACTGTGCCGCGCAGGCATCAAGATGGCGGCTCGCCGGGCGCTTCCGGCGCTACGGAGGGATGACCCCGGAACAGTTCCAGAAGATCGCCGAGGAACAGGACGGCAGGTGCATGATCTGCCGTAAAGAGCCCGTGCCGGACGCGCGCTCCTGGCGCGAGGGTATCTGGGCGCTCGAAGTAGATCACGATCACCTGAGCGGAGTTACACGGGACCTGCTATGCGGGCACTGCAACAAGGGAATCGGGCACTTCATGGATGACCCGGAACTGATCCGCACCGCTGCTGCCTATATTGAGCATCACCGGAAGCAGGACGGTCCCTTCCGGCCGTAGCCTGTGCCGCTACATCATCCGGGCCGCCTGGCAGTCCTCCCCGGCCCTAGCCGCCTGCCGCATCGCCTCCAGCTGCGCGCGCCGGGCGTCGTCCATCGGGCAGCCCCAGCGGCCGTGACGGTTCAGCACCATGCCCAGGCCCGCGGGGTCCAGGCACAGCACGGGCGGGCGGCGGCGGTAGTCCACGTCCTGGTGCCGGTCGAACGGGGCGAGCCCGGAGAACATCCGGCCGCAGCGGGCGCACTTGCACATGGGCACGGGTACCTCCCCGGACGACAAAACGGGAGCGCATACCCGGAGGGAGCCTCCCGCTCTGCCATTATCCGCCCCGCCCAGTGTCGGCATCGACGGCCCGGGGCTTATCTACTCGCTTGATACCGCGCGGGAATACTACGCCACGCAGGCACGGCGAGCAAACGGTACATATGCCTCAGAAGATGAACAGGGCATTCGCTGTGTCGGTGCGGGCCTTGAGCTGGGTGATGGCGCCGGCCGCCGCGCTGCCGATGCCGCCGCCCACCTGGCTGGCCACGCTGATCAGGCTCGTGGTGTCGGTGCCCGACAGCAGGGTCAGGTCGAGGATGCCGCGGACCACCATGTTGCCCAGGCAGGGCGTCGCGACCTTGCCCGAGGGCGAGGTGCGGGTGCCGCCCTGGCCCGAGCCCGAGATGCCGTTGGTGCCCGAGCCGGTGTCGCGGGAGTCCCGCAGCACGCCCAGCACTGTCTGGGTGCCGTCGGAGGCGGCCGCGTTGTAGACGAAGTAGAGCTGGGTCGAGGTCTGCTGGGCGATGCAGCACCCCGTGGGGAGCACGCCCTGGCCGCCGGCCAGCGTCACGCCGCGCTGGGTGAAGGCCTGGTAGCTCTTGAGGAGCTCGTAGACCCGCGGGGCGAGGAACTCGTCCTTGTAACCGGTGGTGCCCCACTCCTGGCCGTACTCGTGAGTGGGCTTGGTTACGGTCGGGACATAATCAAACTCAAGGGAGTCGCCCGTAGGACCCGGCATCTCAGTCCCGCTCCTGTTCGGTCAGTCCCGGCATTACCTGCGCCCGCGCCGCGCGGGCGGCTGCTGCGCCTCGAAGAAGTGCTTCGTCTGCCCCTGCGTGGTCAGCCGCAGGAGCTCCGCGTCGATGTCGGCGGCGTGGCTGGCCTCGCCCTGCGGCATGCCGCCCACGCCCTCCTGGGCGTTGAGCGCCACCACGGGCTCCTCGGGCAGCAGGGTGTCGAGCATGTCGCGGTTGGTCAGCGCCAGGTCCACGAAGGCGGAGCGCTGCTTGGGCAGCACCCGGCCCTGGCCGATGTAGGCGTCGATCTCGGACTCGGCGCGCTGGCGCTCCAGGGCCACGACGCGGCTGCCGTAGGCCTGGTTCTGCCCGGCGAGCTCGGCGACCGCGCCGACCACGTCGGAGAGCGAGAGCTCGGAGGCGTCGCCGGCCGGGGCGGACAGCTGGACGCCGGGGGCCTGCCGCAGCGCGGCCGTGAGCGCGGCGGTGAGCTGGGCGGTGTCCGGTGCCGCAGCGGCGGAGGCCTGCAGGGCGGCGACGTCGATGCCGTGCTCGGCCTTGAGCTGGGCAATCAGCTCGTCCTTCGTGGGCACGGGCGGCTCCTCCTCGGTCAGCGGCACCTCGGGACTCTCTATCGGCTGCTGAGGATCACCGGGATCATCGCCGTACTGGTGCGAGGGCTCGTCCGCGCCGGGCGCCGGGACGGTCTCCGAGAGCAGGATCTCGGTCTCCCCGCTGCCGTCGGCGCTGGCCGCCACGACCTCCTCGTAGTCGTCCAGGCCGGTGACGTAGGGCCGGTTGGTCACGCAGGCATGCAGCAGGGCCGGCCCCACCCGGCGCCCGGAGCTGGTGTCCTTGTAGTCCAGGTTCAGGAAGGCCGAGGCGCCCAGGAGCGTCTTGCCCATCTTGCCGGCGGCGTCCGGGTCGCGGATGTCCATCACCGCGTAGACCTTGGAGCCGTCCCGCTCGAGGCCCACCACCTCGCCCAGGTTCCGGGCCGGATCCTCGGAGTGCCGGTTCTGCGCGTCGGCCAGGGGGATCTGGACCACGGGGCAGACGCCCGAGTCGAAGTTGGCCTTGAGCTTGTCGTAGAAGGCCTCGTCAAGCTGCAGCTTCTCGCCGGTCTTCGGGTGGATCAGCGTCCCGAGGTCCAGGATGTGCTTGCGGAACACCCGGCCCTGGACATTCCGGCTGTGCGCGAGCTCTACGTACCCGTCAGCGCCCGAGGACGCCGGGATGATGACCTGACCGCTCATGCCCGGTTTCATCGGACGCGGCCGGGATATACGTCCGCTCGCCCCGCAGGACCCGGACGGCGGTGATGGCGTCCATGATCCTCAGCACCGGCTCGCCCCACCGCCCGGCGAGCTCGGCCATGGACAGGTCCCGGTCCGCCTCGGAGAGGCCGCTGACCTCCATCATGAGGCGCTCGAACGGCATCCGCACCAGGGCAGCCTAGCCGGGGCGGCGGCAGGCGGGACCACGCGCTCCGCCGCCGCTCCCGCGCGCGGCGTCTCTGCTTCTGCCAAACCCGTTTCCGCCGGGTTAGGACCGGCTCCTGCCCTTACCGGCGCGTCGGCCGCCGGGCTAGGTATCGGACGGGGACCGGAGACTGCGGGACGGCAGGACCGGGTTCATGCTCCACTTCACGTCGCAGTCCAGGCAGTGGTAGGCGTACTTGTATCCGGTCACCGCGCGGCCGCAGCTCCAGCACCGATGCGTATATGTCTTCGGAGGCATATACGCGGCACCGCTCATGATGAGGTCGCCACCGGCGGGCTCAGGGAGATGAAGTCCGGCCCCGGGCTGGTCGCGGGCGGGCTCGGCAGCTGCGTGCTCGGCGGGGCCGTCGTCGGAGGGGCTGTCGTCGGCGGCGGGGGCGGCCAGGTGCCGGGGCTGGGCTCCGGGGACGGCGGCAGGGGCGTCCAGGTGCTCGGCCGCGGGCTCGGCGGCGGAGGCGGAGGGGCCGTCGTCGGAGGCGGAGGCGGGAGCGTCAGCACCGGGCTCGGCTGCGGCGGCCTGGGCGGCCAGGTGCGGGGCACGGGCGGCGTCGGCGGGCGGCTGCCCGGCACCGGGGAGGGAGGCCGGGTGCCGGGCGCCGGAGCAGGAAGAGACGTCCGCCCGGGCACACGGCGGTCAATCGGCACCGGCTGCAGGGCGGCGGGCGGCACGACGGGCGGGACAGCAGGCCGCGCGGCTCCCGGCGCCGCGGGCAGCACCACGGCAGCGGGCGGCGGGTACCGGAGCAGCGGGGACGGGCTGCCGGCGGCGGGCTTCCGGCGCGCTGCGGGCGCCGCCAGCGGCGGCCAGCTAGGCATGTTCACGTAGATCGCCACCACGCCCAGGATCACGATGAGGACGACCAGGACGGGGATGGTCCTCGGGGAGTCACGATAGCCGCGCCAGGCACGCGCGAGGGCCCGCCCGGGGGATTCCAGGCGGGCCCTCATCCCTCCATTAGACCTGCGCCAGGTGCCTGCACTCCCCGCGGTAGAAGAAGCCCTTGCACGGGCAGGCCAGCGTGCCGTCGGCGCGGCGGATCACCTCGTAGGCGACGCCCCGGCGGGTGGAGCTCGGCACCTGGCCGACGACCACGGGGGACTCCGGCGCGGGAGCCCTGCGGGCCCTGCTCTTCTCCAGCGCGGCGCGGATGCCGTAGAAGAGCGTCCTGGTCTCCTGCCGGGACCTGACGTCAACCCACACCAGCTCGTCCGCGAGCCTGCCCGCCTGGGCAGCCGGCATGGTGATGACGGCAATGCCGTCCTGGACGGTGCAGCTCATTCCCTGGATGGTGATGCTCATTCCGGCCTCCGGTGTGCTCGTCTGCTTATGCCCCTATTCTCGCACATCTGGTTGACGTATGTCAACTACTGGCGGGTCCTCCGCAAGCCACCTGCGATGGCCGGCAGCCCGCATGTGCTCCTATCAGGTGCGTGCCGAGCCGTTGGCCGGGGCGCGGTCGCGGGTGCGCACGTCGCGCACGTACTGCGGCGAGGTCTGCACCCCGCGCTCAGCCAGCCACTGCACCACGGCGGCGGGCGCGGTGCCGGGGCCGAGCGCGCGCAGCGCCGAGCGCACTGCATCGGCCTTGGACGCCGGCAATGCAGCGGCGGGCTCCGGCTCCGGGGCCAGCTCAGGCAATGCAGAGGGGGGCTCGGGCTCGGGCTCGGGCTCGGGCTCGGGCAATGCAGCAGCAGGTGCAGGCTCGGGCAATGCAGCGGCGGGCTCCGGCTCCGCTGCATGGCCGGAGCGCATCAGGTGCGCCAGCGCCACGCCGAAGCCGAGGGTCACCACCGGCATGCAGGAGACCAGCGAGACCACCGCCCCGGGCGCGTGCGAGACGTGCAGCGCGGTCAGGATGTGGAAGATGATCTGGCCGGCCATCCCGAGCGCCAGCGCGCCGAGGGCCGACCAGCGGGCGAACCTGCGCGCCCGCTCCGGCGTGCCCGGCTCCAGCCACGCGCCGAGGGCGTAGGCGCCGTAGGCCTCCACCCCGACCGGCAGCGTGATGGCGGTGTTGACGACCAGGCCGCTGGCGATGCCCGGCAGGATGCGCACCGGGCCGAAGCCGCACATCCCGCCGAGCCCGACCCAGCCGGACCAGATGGCCACCGCAGCGGGGGCGCCGATCAGGTACAGCGGCCAGTGCGGCAGGCCGGGCCGCTGCGGCAGGCGCAGCCTCACGGGATCACCAGCCCGGGCAGGTGCATTACCAGCAGGATGGCCAGCACCAGGGTGACGACCAGGAACAGCCGCTCGGCGTCGCCGGCAATGCGCGCGATGACCGCGACGGCCAGGCCCAGGCCGAGCAGCAATGCGACGGGCACCAGCGCGGGCGTCAGGCCCTGCTGCAGCTCGTGAAACCACATGAGACGTAATCCCCTCGTCAGGCAGTGCGTGCAGTACTGCTACCGGCGGGAGCAGCCAGAGCTGCCGGTCTCCCCGTATCCGTGTGCCAGGCAGCTGCCCCGGAAGCCGCCGCGCTCTGCCAGGGCGGGCGGGCAGGTGCACGGGACCTCGCGGTCATCCCAGCCGTAAGGCCCCGGCCAGTAATCCAGGTCCTCTGCGGGCAGCTCGCCGTATGCGATCTGAAGCGCAACTTGCGCTGCAGACACGGCCGGTATCGCGTCGGCATTGTCCTGGATCTCATCGAGGGCCTGCTCCAGCATCCGCGCAGCACGAGCCGCCCAGTCCGGGGAGGCAGGCGGCGGTGCTGCCTCCGGGCGGGCAGAGCACCCGGCCTCGTGGCCGGCTGAGCTGTGCCTCACGGCTTCCTCCCCCGGTGCCAGGCGGCGGCGTGCAGTATCAGGCTGGTGACCGAGGCGGCCAGGCCGAAGGCGGCCAGCCCGGAGGCGATGCCGCTGACCCCGGCGGCCAGGATCGCCGCGCAGGCGCCCGCGTTCACGAGCTGGAACTGCGGGCTGCCGAGGACCCTCACGGCTTCCTCCCGTGCAGCGCGTCCAGGCGGGCGAAGTACTCATCCGAGCCGAACGGCGTGCTGGCACAGTCGCAGTCCCGGCCGGGGCCGCACAGCACGCAGTCCCGCGCGGTGATCTCCAGCGGGCCGGGCCGGCCGATCGCCGGCGACCACTGCGCGCCCAGCCTGTCCGCCTTCCGGACTGCGGCGGGCTTCCTCTTCCGGATGCTCAACTCGCTCTCCCCTCGTCGTGCCGATGGCTCAATTCTCGCACACCTGGTTGACAGATGTCAACCCATCAGGGCGCGGATCCAGCGGCCGGGGCGGCGCCGGGCCCGGCGCTGGGCGGCGAGTATCGCGGCGGCCCGGGGCCGGTCGGGGCGGACGCCGTCCATCACCCGGTAGACGCTGCGCCCGGACGGGAACTCCCAGTAGTTCCCCTTCGCCTCGTTGCACTCCGGGCAGAGCAGCATGCAGTTGAGGAACACCGTGCGGCCGCCGAGCGAGAACGGGAAGAAGTGATCGACGTGCGGGTGCCGCAGCGCCGGGGCGCCGCAGCCGGTGCAGGCATTGCGGTCGGCCAGCCGGACCCGGCGGCGCAGCCTGCCGGAGATATAGCCGGCCCGGCCCCGGTCCAGGCCGGCCTCCCGGCGGCGCCTGCGGTAGCGCCTGCGCCAGCCCGCAGGCACCAGCGCCGGCCAGGAGAAGCACAGCGACGCCCAGGCGCCGGCGGCCAGGGCCAGCACCAGCCCGGC